CACCCTGACGCTACGTTGCGCGAGATCTCTGTTGCTTTGGGTGTTAGTGAGTCGAATGTTGGACGTTCGGTAAGCAATTTGGTCCGTTCTAATGTCATAGCAAGAACAAAAGTCAATGGTCGTAATACTTATAGGGTGAATTTGGATGTCCTAGAGTCTCACCCGGATTTGCGTCGATATGGGCAAGTTTTGGCGTCTTTGCAGGGGAAAGTGGCCAATCTCGAGCAGTGATAGCAGGGCAAAGTTTGCAAAATCTGTTAACAGTGGTAGGCTCTCCCCATGGGATCCAAACACGTACTAGCAAAAACCAAAAGAAAATGGGAACAACAAGTCGGACCAGCGCTCACCGCCAACGCATTCCTCATGCGATACCGGGCCAGCATCACCAACCGCAAAACCGAATTGAACGTGTCCCAACACGACCTAATCGGTGAGTCCATCGACGCATGGGCAAAACAAGGCAAAGCAACCTACCTCGTCGACCCCGACCTCAGTGAAGAACTTGTCGCCACACCACTACCTGATGGCGAAACCCCCCATGAAGTTTTTTTGCGTCGGCCTCACAACATCGGCTACTTCGTATTTCCTAAGCCGCAGATCCATGCCATGACACCCGAACTTGACCAGCCGCCAACACTCATGGTGTTTGACGGCATTCTCGTACACGAACACCAAGCCACAGACGCCCGAAAAAACGTATTGCCAAGTATTTGGATGACTGCGGTGGGCCACGAACAGGAAACTGGTCGCACCATGTCCATCACGTTCACTGTCCCATTGGGCGAGTTTTGGGAGTTGCTACCACTTGAAAGCGAAGAACACTGGAAAAAACTTTCCAATGCCACAACCGTCAACTTGCAGAAGTTGCATCTCCACGACCGTGACTACTGTTTTGACGAGCAAACAATTATGCACGAATGGAAATCAGCGAGCGACCTGTTTTTTCTTGCCGTGAACCTCATGCTTTATATATCTGCGGCGGATCCCGATTTGGAAGAAATTCCTGAACCCGTTGTGGGGGGCCGTCGTGTCGGTCCGGCCCACGCCCCAAAAGTTCACCACCTTGGCTACCGGGTGGGAGCGGTCCTGCGGAACGCACGTGCTGCCGGTAGCGCCAGCGACCCCACAGGCAGAGCAGTCACTCCGCATCTGCGGCGCGCTCACTGGCATCGGTACTGGACTGGTCCCCGCACAGGGGATCGCAAACTGGTACTTCGATGGGTGTCACAAACCCTTGTTGCCGCCGACACCGGCGAGTACGTCCCCGCCGTCCGACCATTGCCGAGGTCGGCGTGATACCCGGCTGGTGGCACAACCCCGAACGGGAGAGCCTGCACCACTACAGCCTGAACGGTCGGGTGGCCGCATGCCACCGCGAGTTCAATAGCGAGTGGGAACAGGGCGATAACCCTGCTCGTCGCTGCGTCACTTGCGAACGTCACGCCATTAGAACGGAATCAGCATGGGGTTCCTGACCGGCGCCCTGTTCGTTGGATGGCGCCGTCAGGCACGCCACGCTCGCACCTACCGGACTGAACGCGACAATCTTGCCGACGACTTTGCCGCCCACCTTGACGCCTTATGCGAGGCTGCGGGAATCCCATGCTGTCACCACTGCGGCTGGTGTGGAGGCTGCTCCATAAACGATTACTGCACCGCTTGCTACGAAGCGTATTGACACACCATAAAATCTTTAGCCCTGCTGAGTCACCAACCACGCCGAAAACGCCTCATCCGCTGTTGGAATAATCCAAACTTGGGCTGCATCCAAATCGTGCGGATCACCAACAAGACTCCAAGCAATCGGCATTTCCGGTGAAGGTGGGGCAACACCAACGTTGCATTCAAGACCAAACCGCAACATGAAATACCTGACCATGCACCCATGAACAGGATGTTGACAAGGTCCCTCCTCAGGACACGAAACATACAAAGCCTGAATTTCAGAACGATTTAACTGCAAAAGCATGACGTGGCCGTCGTTATGCCACACCACATCAGCATCAACAGCAGTCACCGTTGAATCCCCGGCGCATACGGAAGAGGATCAACACTGCCGTCACGAACAGCGACACCCTCAAGTTCAACAATTGCTTTCTGAGCCTTCATTAGCGCAAGACGCGTTGTTTCCAACTCAACTACCAACTTTGCAATTTTTGTTGAAAGGGCATCAATCAGTTCTGAGGAATCAACACCAATTTCCATGCGGGAAACCTTACATTAAGCGCATGTCCATGGCCCCCAACCTGAACGACTGTAAAGGTCGTGGGCGTAAGCGATGTTTGAGGCTGGGTCGAACATTGCTTCCCAAGACATTCCACGGTCGGAAAGGTAGGGGATGTGAACGGGGTGGATTTGGAATAGTCCGCGTTCGCCTGCGGCTCCGACTGTTCCGGGGTTGAACCGGCTTTCGCAGTGGACCACTGATAGGGCTTTTGAGCATTGGTCACCGAATGCGGTGCAGATCATGTTTTCGATGCTGCCGGGTTCGTATTCGATGGTTTGTGCTGGTGGTGCGGTTGTGGGTGGTGCCGGTGGGGTTGTTGTTGGTGGCACGGTTGCGGGTGCAACTGTTGCGGGTGGTGCGGTTGTTGGCGGCACCGTTGTTGGTGGGAGAGTTGTTGGGGGTTGTGTCGTTGTTTCGACGGGTGGTGCCGCTGTGGGTGGCGGTTCGGGAGCGATGCTTGGTGCGGTGAGCACAAACATTGCGATTCCTGCGAATAGTAGAAGGGTGACGATAGTAAGGGGTTTGCTGGGTTTGCGGCTGGTGGACATTGATCCTCCTAGGTCGGCCTATAATGCAAACGACCGCCCCTATTGGGGGAGCGGTCGCAGGTTTCTAGTATACCAGTTTTGGTTTCAAAGCCACAAATTTGTTAAGCCAATGTTTTAACTTTGGTCCGTTTCTTCAACATCAACAACAGGCGGAGGACCCCAGACTCCGCCAACACGAACCCAACCGATGTCAACCGTTTGTTCGCCTTCGGGTTCGATGGTCGTGCCGGAGGGTGGTGACCAGTCGCCGCCGTCGTAGGCGATGCGGTTAACGCAAACATTGTTTGCGATCACTAGGTAGACCATCAGACGCACACCACCAACACATAACCATTACCACCGTTGCCACCGGCGCCCGAGGTCGTGCCAGTAGTGGTTCCCGCACCACCACCGCCGCCAGAGCCTCGCACCCCATTGCCGCCGTTTACCGAAGCGGCGTTGCTGTTGCCGCCGCCACCACCCGTTGAACCGAACATGCCGAGCGTGGTCGGGTAAATGCTTGCACCATTACTTGCCGCAGTCGTTGCACTGCTAATAGTTCCATAACCCAAAGACTTTGGAGAGGATGCGCCTGTCCCAGTCATTCCACCGGTACTGATGCCACCCCCACCAGCACCGCCACCCGTAATAAAACAACCCAAGTAGGCCGAGGTGCTCATAGTGTCTCCACTGGGAATGTTGCCCGTGCCAGACGATCCTCCACCGGTCAAAGTGCCGGGGTTATAGGAATTGTACGCCATATGGTGAATACTTGAACCTCGTCCGATTGCATTCGTTCCAGCGCTTGAACCGCCAGCGTAACCACGTTGTCCCCCTAAAGCGTCGGAGTACGTTCCGAAAGAGGATTTTCCGCCCCAAGATCCATGGTTGCCGTTGCTGTAGTCAACGGTTTTCCCTGCACCACCAGCGCCGCCGAGACCAACAGTGACGTCGACTGTTTGGGGTAAAAAACTAAGGGGAATTTCAGAGTATGAAACGCCTCCGCCTCCGCCGCCGCCGCCGCCGAACACGTTGGTAGGCGTGTTGTTGATCGTCACCGTGGCGGCGTTGGCAGACGACTCCGTGAATGAAGCCGCCCCCGCAGTGGCCGTCTCGAAGTTCGCATCAAAAACGGTGGTTCCAGCGCCGTCATAGCCATTCTTAATAATGACCCTGTATACAAACCCTTCAAATTTATTGGAAGTTGTTCCAGTGGTTAAATTTCCAACCCTCAAAACGGCGGTTGAGTCAAAAATTGAAGTTGTAGTAGCAACAACACGATCTGTGCCGAGTTGGCTCCACGTGCTTCCATCGTCAGACGTATAAAACTTGGCGGTACGCCCTGATGCCCCATTGTTGACATCGAGAGTTGCACGCACCCACTTCACAGTCATGCTTTCAAAATCAAGCGTGGCGTCGGCGGTAACTGAATTTTCAGTGGTTCCATTATTTGACCAGAAAAGCAAGAGTTGACCGTAACTATTTACTGATAGATGGTATGAGCGTTGGTTGAGTAGTGTTGTCCATTTAGAAACAATTGTACGAGTTTCAATGTTGCCGTTGTTGATAATGCGGTCACCTTCGCACCAACTGAACGCAGCAATTTTTGCTTGAATGTCAATATCGCCAGTGATTGAAAGTGGTGCGGAATCGGGAGCAGAAGCAAAAGATCCACCTGATCCGGAGGACAAAGCCAAGTGCGAACCGGTTAAGCGTGCACCGTTGTTATAGTCCCACCTGCGACCCGATCCGCCACCTCCACCGCCGCCGATCACAAACACTCGTGCTGTTGAAAGTCTTGGATCCGTCGGCTTGTTCCACTGTCCACTAGTTGTAAATTCTTGAACGTCAATTGGCTTGGTCTTTGTGCCGTAGCCCACGACAAGGCAGTAACCGTCGCCTCCCGATCCACCATTTTCACCATTGAAGTCGGATTTGCTTCCCCCTCCACCTCCGCCACCATTGCCAAAAGTGCCGTTGGAAACAGTGTTAATGCGGGTCCCAAAAATATTGAACCCGCCCCCGTGACCCGCCTGTCCAATCAAACCGTATTTTTGCGGTTCCAAAAATGGTGATCTTGCAGAGTTTGCGCAACCCGCTGGCGTCGCCCCAATGTCAGCCCCCCCCAGTGTGGGTCCACCCCCTCCAGCGCCACCAGCAGTTGCCAAAGACTGAGAAGCGTTTGCCTGACCAAAAAATGCAGCGCTGCCGTTCCCGCCAATCAAATGCCCCTGACCGCCACCCGCTTGACCGGAGGTGTTATTCCCACCACCACTTCCTCCGGAAGCAGAAAGAATGTCACCAAAAGTAGAAGTGCCGCCACTCGAACCACTTGAACCAAGAGTGTTGGCAGTGGTTGAACCATTACCTCCAGAACCGCCAGCCCCAATAGTGATTGGCACAGTGGAAGGCAGCAAACCGGCAGGCACATCAATAAATGACATGCCTGCACCACCGCCACCGGTGCCGCCAGCGCCTTGCGAACCGGCAACGCTTGTACCTCGTCCGCCCCCTCCCCCACCGCCGCCGCCGCCGACGAGGATGACGCGCACCCACTGGCAGTCGGCAGGCTTTGTCCACGTACCACTAGACGTAAACAGTTGCGTATTGGGGTCAAGGTCAACCGGTGGCCCCTTTCCCGGATAGCCAAGCAAGCCAGATTCTGGCATCAGAAATCTCCAGCGAGCGCGATGACGTTGATCGCTCCAGTGGTTGGGGCGACAGTGACCGCTGCTCGTAGTTTCCAACTGGCGTTGGGAAGTACGAGATTGGCGTATTGCACGGTCGTCCGGTAAGCGGTTGCTGTAGTTGATGAGGCGGCAGGGGCGCCGAGGTCAATTTCGTCGAACAACCAGTTTGTGGAACCATCGTTGATGAACAAGGTCAGAATAGAGTCTGCTGGCCGTCCGGTTGATTTGATGACGACTTCGTTGACTTTGGTGCCGGTGGCGGCGCCGGTGATGATGTCGACGATGGTGCCGGTGCCGTCACGGTTGGTGTTTGCCGTTGAGACAGAACCTAAGCCGATCCGTGGTGTTGATGTGAAGTTTGGTGTTGAAGCCATGATGTGCCTTTAACTGTAGAGGGTCCAAGTGTATAGGTCTGCGCCTCCGCTGCCGGAAGCGCCTTGCGGCCCGGTTTCACCTTGTGGACCTGTGTCACCTTGCGGTCCTGTGTCGCCCGCAGTGCCCGTGTCACCTGTCGGACCTTGGATGCCAGCCGCAATAGGTTCCCAATAGGCGGTGTTCACGGTGCCGCCGACAATGGGCGCTTCGTTGGTGGAGCCTGCCGTGGCGATGTATGAACCGATCGTAAAACCGAATCCGGTGACCGTGTCGGCATAAGCAACAATGTCACCCACCGAGTAGGTGGTCCCCGAGTCCCATATGCTTTCCCAAGTTGAGATGAACGACCCGTCAGCACCCTGCGGTCCTGTAGCGCCGTTGGCACCAGTTGCGCCTTGCGGACCAGTTGCGCCGGTCGGGCCGACAGCACCCGTCGCACCGTTCGCACCGGTCGCACCTTGAGGACCAGTGGCACCCGTTTCACCGACAGCGCCGGTGGTACCAATTGCGCCTTGTGGGCCGACGGCCCCTTGCGGTCCGGTGTCTCCGGTGTCACCTTTCGCCCCAACAGCACCTTGTGGACCTTGTGGGCCTACTGACCCTTGTGGTCCTTGCGGTCCGGTGTCACCCTGTGGGCCGATCGCCCCTTGAGGTCCGGTGTGTCCTTGCGGGCCGATTGCTCCTTGTGCTCCGGTGGCGCCTTGGGGGCCTTGCGCACCGACAGCGCCTTGCGGCCCTGCCGCCCCTTGCGGCCCGGTGTCGCCTTGCGGGCCGATCGCCCCTTGTGCACCGGTCGCCCCTTGTGGGCCTTGTGCCCCTGTTGCACCTTGAGGGCCTTGTGCCCCTACCGCCCCTTGTGGTCCTTGCGGCCCGGTGTCGCCTTGCGGTCCGATGGCCCCTTGTGCGCCTGTGGCTCCTTGCGGTCCGGTTGGCCCTTGTGCGCCGGTGGCTCCTTGCGGACCAGTTGGCCCCTGCGCACCCACAGCGCCTTGTGGGCCGGTGGCGCCTTGCGGACCGACAGCGCCTTGCGCCCCCGTCGCTCCTTGAGGTCCTGTTGCACCTTGCGCCCCCGTTGCGCCTTGCGGGCCTTGCGCACCAACAGCACCTTGCGGACCTTGTGGTCCGGTGGCCCCTTGTGGCCCGATTGCCCCCTGTGGGCCTGTTGCCCCAGTTGCACCTTGAGGTCCGGTTGCACCTTGTGGTCCGGTTGCACCTTGTGGGCCTGCTACCCCTTGCGGACCGGTTGCTCCCTGCGGACCTGTCGCACCCTGCGGACCGACCGCACCCTGCGGGCCAGTGGCGCCTTGCGAACCCGTCGCACCCTGTGGACCGACCGCTCCCTGTGGACCTTGCGGTCCAGTTGCACCTTGCGGTCCGGTCGCTCCTTGCGGACCGTGCGGACCTTGCGCGCCAACGGCACCCTGCGGTCCTTGTGGACCGGTGTCACCTTGTGGACCGATCGCACCTTGCGGACCGGTGTGACCCTGCGCACCAGTCGCACCTTGCGGACCTTGAACGCCAGTTGCCCCCGTAGCGCCTTGCGGCCCCTGTGAACCCGTCGCTCCCTGCGGACCCGTATCACCCTGTGGGCCGATGACCCCCTGCGCTCCAGTTGCACCTTGCGGGCCGGTCGCCCCTTGCGCCCCAACGGCACCCTGCGGTCCTTGTGGACCGGTGTCACCTTGCGGTCCGATTGCACCAGTTGCGCCTTGTGGGCCGGTCGCGCCTTGCGGACCCGTAGCCCCCTGTGGACCTGTCGCTCCCTGAGGGCCGGTTGGACCTGTAGGTCCTTGTGGGCCTTGTTCACCAGTCAACGCCAACACAAGAATAACTTCATGGTTATTTTGATAACCGGTTGTTCCTGTTCCTCCGCTATCAATAAGCGTTACCGGGAAAACCCAATAGGTAGAAAAGTACGTTGGGGTACCGGACACTTCCCACCGTTGAAAGTTGTCGGACAACGCAGCGTCCTGAATCACGAACGTATCGCCGTCGTTCAACAAGCCAAGAAAAATATCAACGTCAAAGCCGTCTTTGTCAATGTGACTGACGTGAATTGCCGTCGCTGACGTTTGCGTAGCGTTGTTGTAGAGCAGGTAAGTGTTGTCGGGATCACCGCTCGTGGCACTGTTCTTCACCTTGTAGTTGTAGAACGAAGAAGACTGACCGTTCGCGCCCTGCGGACCCGTCGCACCTGTGTCGCCGGTGTTACCAGTCGGACCTTGCGGACCCTGAACACCCGTCGCTCCCGTAGCGCCTTGCGGCCCTTGCGCACCTGTAGCGCCCTGAGGGCCAATAGCACCCTGTGGTCCTGTGTCGCCTTGCGGACCGGTCGCCCCAATCGCGCCTTGCGGCCCGGTCGGACCCTGTGACCCGGTGGCTCCTTGCGGACCGATCACCCCCTGCGGACCGGTGTCTCCCGTGTCACCTTGCGGCCCGGTGTCTCCCGTGTCGCCCTGCGGGCCAGTGTCACCAGTGTCACCAGTGTCGCCGGTGTCGCCCTTCGCTCCGGTAGCGCCTTGCGGGCCGATGGCGCCCTGCGGCCCGGTCGGCCCCTGCGGGCCGGTGTCGCCGGTATCGCCCTGCGGACCGGTGTCTCCTTCATCGCCCTGCGGACCAGTCGGTCCGGTATCGCCCTGCGGGCCGGTGTCGCCGGTCGCGCCAACTGAACCCTGCGGACCAGTCGGTCCGGTATCGCCCTGCGGACCTATAGCGCCTTGCGGACCAGTTGGGCCTGTAGCACCCTCCGCAGCAATCTCCGTCCAGAATGATCCTTCGACTGGAGTGTCACCGACGTTGCCTCCGTGAGCATCAATTCGATACCACGTTGATCCACTGTAGGTAGCAATGTCACCAACGGCGTAAGAGGCACCACCACTGTAAGTGCCAGTGAAGTTCCAAAGCGGTTGAGGCCCAGTCGCCCCCGTTGGGCCGGTGTCCCCTTGAAGGCCGGTGTCACCCTTCGCTCCGGTAGCGCCTTGCGGTCCGATTGCCCCCTGTGGGCCTGTAGGGCCTTGCGGGCCGGTGTCCCCTTCGTCACCTTGCGGCCCAATGTCCCCGGTCGCTCCAACAGCACCCTGTGGACCTTGAGGTCCTTGCGGCCCTTGCGGACCGGTGTCACCGGTGTCCCCGGTGTCTCCCTCTGGGCCAATGTCTCCCTGTGGACCTAACGCACCTTGCGGACCAGTGTCCCCGGTGTCACCCTTCGCTCCTGTCGCCCCCTGCGGCCCGATAGCCCCCTGCGGGCCGGTTGGGCCTTGCGGACCCGTGTCACCCTCATCACCCGTAGCGCCAACAGCCCCCTGTGGACCCACAGCGCCTTGCGGACCAGTTGGCCCCTGCGGGCCGGTGTCGCCCTCCTCGCCTTGCAAGCCCGTGTCCCCAGTCGGACCAATAGGTCCCTGCGGGCCGGTATCCCCCAACAGTCCGGTATCCCCAGTATCGCCCTTCGCTCCCGTCGCCCCCTGCGGCCCGATAGCCCCCTGCGGGCCGGTTTGACCCTGCGGGCCGACAGGACCGGCCACCCCTTGCGGACCGGTCGCACCCTGAACACCAGTCGCCCCTACAGCGCCCTGCGGACCGGTTGCCCCAATCGCACCGGTCGCACCCGTCGCACCAACCGCACCCGTAGCACCAACGGCACCGGTCGCGCCTTGCACACCAGTTGCACCGGTCGGACCAACCGCACCCGTCGCACCGTTCGCGCCAGTCGCACCCTGAGGTCCGGTAGGACCAGTCGGACCGGTCGGACCATGCGGACCAATCTGACCCTGCGGACCCGTCGCACCCTGCGCCCCCACAGCCCCCTGAGGGCCGGTCGCGCCCACACCACCAGTCGCACCAGTCGCACCAGTGTTCCCCGTAGGGCCAGCAGCACCAGTCGTACCCTGCGGGCCAGTCGCACCCGGAGGACCTTCAGGACCCTGAAGTCCCAAAGTCGTAATGTAAACCTCAGTAGGTTCGGACTCGTTTACTTCAACAACGTTACGGATTTCTTCCACGTTGACGTCATTGGGGGCGACAACGTGGATCTCAACTTTGTTGGGTTCTTCACTCGGCATCGCGGGTCACCTCTGGTTCAACAACGAACCGACCCTTGATTACCCTGTACACCTTGCCAGCGTTGTTGTAAATTTCGAGGTCGTAAACACCGTCGGTGTCAAATGTTTCTGTTACGTCCGCTTCAATTTCCATTTCAATGGTTCCAGCAACCCCGCCAAGGGTCAGTCGACCATTCTCGGTAGTCAACTCAACCATAATTTCATTGGAATCGGTTTCAGGACGAACCTGCATGCGGGCGCTATAGCCCGTTAAATTCACAGGAGTTGCCGAAGCGCCGCCGACAGAAGGATTGTAAATTGTCATAGTGCGCTCAAAAGTTGCGCCCTGATCACAATTAATCCTATAAACACCGGCAATCATTGACAGGAACCTCCTAGCGGACTACCCCATTCTAGGAGACAAAAACCCGCAAAAAAGCAGAGATTCACTCGTCTTCAAACAAAGACGGACCATCATGCACCGGACCAAAAAACGAAGCCGTCGCACGATCCTTACCAACCCGAGAAGAAGCCCAAGCCAACAACGCAGCAACAACAGCCGTAGCCGGAACAATAATCGTCTCAGGAATCTCATACTTCACAGCAAGCCAAGCAAGAACCCCAAGAACAAGACCCTTCAAAGCCTGATCAAGAGTCTGTTCGCCAGTAGTGGTGTGGTTTTCCATGTCAATCCTCGTCTTCGCCGGTTGCTGTCTCTTGCAACATGTTCGTAGCAGATACTAGCATGCCAAGGCCAAGCCATGGCGTTATCGCGTCCGAAGTCGCAATCGTCAACTCCGCCCCATCCTCAGTCAAAACCTCACAAACTAAAACAAAATTTGAAATAACACGATCCGGCATCGCCCCACGAATAATCTCCGAAAAAGCCGACGTGTCATCCACTATCTCGCTCCCCCTCCAAATTGGCCAAACGACGCTGCAAATCGAGAATCAAAGACTCCATCTCATCATTACGACGCTCACATTCTTCTTGCTCTTTCCGCAAGTCGTCAATGACTTCATTCAATCTTGCAACTTCCTCCCGGAGATCTTCAACCATGTTTCCGTATCCGTCTAAAAGAGTTGCGGTTGCCTGATCAATTCTACGTGCTTTTTCAAGTTCGTGATTGTCAATGTGGTACGAGTCCTGAGATTTTTGTGTTTTTCGACCAGCAATCCAAGAAAGAATTCCGGTAATAACTGTTGCCGCTGCAATAACAATGTTATTTGTCACTTCTTCCTCTCCTTGCATCCAAGTGACGTGAAAGAGGACGCATCAAAAATGGCAAGCATGATCGCAAGGGTTGCGCTCAGAACGTCACCTTCATCAAGAATCGCAGCAGTCGCAACACCACCCCAAAGGGCAGCAGCACCAAGAAACGCATAATTTGCAAAATATTTAAGTTTCTTTGAAGCCAAAGACAGGATGCAAATTCCACAAATTGCGATCGCAAGAATTGCTAAAAACGGGGAAACAGCACCCGCAAAAGCAATTGAAACGGTGAGAAGAGCAAGGATTCGCCCAAGTAGAAAAACGATACTAAAATGAAGATTGCTGTACTTGGCAATAAATGTTTGCATTCATCCAGATTACTAGATGACATAAAAGTATTTGTGGTAAATGATTTTACAGTTTGATTATGTAACGCATAGCCGTAAAAGCGGGAAGCGTGGAAACAGAAGACCCCGAACCGGTGCTCGCCGTTGTTCCGGAAACCGTATGGGTGTGATCCGACTCAACGGAAGTAGTCAAAGTGTGACTGTGCGCTGGCTGTTGAATGAAGGCATTTGTTTGAAGTCCTACTTGATAAAAGCCAGAAGCACCTAGCCAGAGTCCAGACCCGCCAGTGTTATCAAAAAGTCTTGGCGACTCGGTCATACCATGTGAGTGTTGAGCCTCCGATGAAGTTGTTCCAGTATGAGAGTGCTGCCCTCCACCGGCAGTTGTCAAAGTGCCAATACTGTGACTATGTGATGGTAATTGGGCAGTCGTCAACGTTACGGAATCGGCACCGCCAGTAGTTCCCGGCGTCCCACCACGAATAAAACGGTTGCTCAAGTTTGGAACATTGAACGTCGTGGCGTTATCGCCCGGCCCGTAAGTAGTACCTAAAAGCGCAAAAAGATCGGCATTGACGCCGCCCCTGTTAATTGCAGCACCATCACATAAAACCCAACCAGTGGGAGCAGCCGATCCAGCGTAAGCCCAAATGACCCCTGTTGGGATTTGTTGAGCAGCCTCAATTTTTGTTTTGGTAACTGCGCCCGCAGCAATTTTGTTCGTTGATACCGAATCAGTTGCCAAGGCAGCGTCACTTACCACACCTGCGGCAAACATCGTTGACTGTGAAACTGCACCGGTTCCGATAGCGTGAACATGGTTTGATCTGGCAAAAGTTTCTGCGTCACCAGCAGCGTTTCCGGTGCTGACACTTACAGGCGAGCCGAATCCGGGAAGTTGATGGACGTGATCGGCCCGAGCGATGTTTGAAGAACTTCCGGCAGTGTTTGAGGAGCCCGGTGCAATTCCTGTTGGCGTTCCAAAAGCCGTGACTGAAGTCCACTGAGTGCCGCTGTTGTTCGAGTGAAACAGAACTGAGTCGGATGTTCTCAGGAAGAAAGCCCTTGCGTATTCTGGGGTTCCTTCTTCTGCGAGTTCGGGTAAAGAAGCGCCAATAAAAAAAGTGGCGACACGATCTTCGATGCCTTGATGGGAATCGGTCATGTCGACGCGTGTGAATTCGTCGCTGTCTTCGTCCCAAACAACAACTTCAGTGCGTGGCAATGTTTCTGACATAACTCAATCCTCCGGACTCAGTTTATCTGAACTCATAATGTGACAGCGGAGACTTCAATCTCGTACCCTGCCGGTGTTGTTGGAGCAAGAAGTTCTTCAATAGTTGTTTCAGTATCGGATAGATCGCTCTGTTCTACCTCAACCCGAATTTTAAATGGGTCGCCGTCAGCATTTTTTACAATGTTGACGTAGCCGTTAGGGTTAATAAGCCCTTGCCGTGCAGCGGCTTTCAAACTGGCGGTCGTTCCACCTCTTAGACCGTATGCCGCACTACTGATTTGCCAACTGAAAAAGGCACGGAGAGTCTCAGGGCTGATGTCATCAGCCAGATCTTGAATTTCTGTCCACTCCAAGGTGCCGTTAGTTGGCTCCTCCGCAGCGTCAATGTTCGTAACAAATTCGTCCCAAGTGGGTGTTTCGTCAACCGGATCAGCCGTCGAAAGAAGCGACTTCCAAGAAGTAGCACCGATTCTTGGATCAAGAAATTCAAAGCCTAAGAACTGAGCCAACCAAAGAAGAACTTCAACAGATGCCTTTTCGGGATCGGAAAGAGAGGAAGACTTAAGAATCTGACCGTTTGATTCGGGCGACAGGTAACGAAACTCTTCCCACTTTTTAAACACCGCATCACTTACAGCCGTAACAACGTCAATGAAACGCAACAATGGAAAGTCTGGTGAGTCCGGCTGACGGTCACCGTCCTGCATGTACTCCGGTAAACGCAACCAAGTTTCTGCAGCAAAATTATTGAAACGGACAGCAAGAGGAATGCTCACCGTAGGAATCTTTACGTACAAACGTTTCGGACCGGTTTCTGATGGGTCCCAAAATGCTCCAACAGTGACCTTTGCAACCGAACTCAGGTTCGGGAAATCGTTACTGTCGTTGACCTCACTAGCAACGTCAATCATGTGCCAAGTGCCCCCCTGAAACAGTTTTCCGCTTTCCGGAAAAGCCGTCCAAGTTCCTGCGGCATCACCTTCAATTTCAAGTTCAACGTTTAGTGAGGCAGAAGAATTCGTTCCAATGTAAACGTGAAACCTTGCAGGCCACCTACGGTAAATCTGAGGGATTGTAATCTCCTCAACAAAAGCACTAGCCGAACTGCCGTCCAGAACTTCAACAGCAAGAGTATTTTCGGCAAAAATGTCCCCATCCAAAATGGATGATCGCCCCACCGAACTATTATCATCGGCAACCCACCGACCAATCCCGCTACCTAAAAGTTGGGTTTCGAAATCAAGCAGATTTGGAACTGAGCCGTACATCAGTCAGGTCACCCCGTGTTTACGTTTACTAAAGTTGTTTGACGTGGCAGCAAACCCTTTAAAAGGAAAGTGCCGTCTCCTGTAACTGGATCGACGTCAACAAGGGTTGCATCGGCGGCCTCGATTTCTACATCGATTACTCGAACAACTCCGGGGACACTGTCAATAAGTGAAATCAGTTCATTTTTGTAAATGACATCATCCCAACCCCAGTAATCGGGGTGCAGGTACTCCGCAACAGCGTTCTCAACCGATTGGGAAACAGAGGAAATTGTTGTGCTGCGTTCTTTCACAATGTCTACGGTCACTGTTAGTGACGCCTCGGCAGCATTTGATGCGTAAATCTGCAAACCAGCCACAGACCGATCAGTAAGATCTTCTTCCAAGGTCGCTAGTGTCGCTCCGTTTACGGATGCACCATCAACTCCGGCAACATAAATGGTCAAGTAACCGTTTTCCGGTGTTGGGTTTTGAAGCCTGTGCGAAATGACTACGCCACTGTTTCCGGAATTTGTTTCACCATCACATTCAACGGTAAGTGACGCTCCAGATGTTGACGAAACCAAATAGACCCCGTCAATCGCCTCTTCACCTAAAAGAATTCTAATTTGCTCAGCCGCCGTGACGTCGTGAGCGGCACCTAGATCCAATGTGAGGGTGCTTGTCCCGCCGTCCAACTCCCAAGCGTCAATAGATCGTTCTGTTTGAAGGCGACTGTAGGCATTCGCCCTGTAAATGTTTGCATAATTCAAAAGGGCGTGTCTCGAAAATTGTGATGGCAGAACAAGCGCTTCTGAGAATTGCCCAAATGCGGCTTTTGCCCTATCAAGAAATTGTGTTTCAGTTTCTGGGTCTTGCCCGGGGTCACTATTTACCGTAAGGGTTACGGAATCGATGAATGAAATTGAAGACAGAAGTTGGAGTGACTGACCCGCTAAAAGGAACGGGTAGTTCTCTAAAAGAATCCCTCGAATCGGAATAATTGCCGTGGTGTTTCCGGGTGCAACGGTTGACTGTTCGGTGGTTTCAAAAACGTAAAGGATCGGTTCGAGTTCAGTGGAGTCCAAATAGCCGAATCGAGTTCCGACGGGAATGGTGTGCCCGACGTCGTCGACCAGTTCCACCTCCACAACTGCACTGGGAGCGGTACCAATGTTGCGCTCAATTCCGTATAGTTTTAAAAGGCCTTCTGTGACTCCTGCTGGCAGCCTGTTGATGGCGCCCACGAGTTCACCGGTCATCAGGGAAGCGGCTTGCAACAATGCGTCCTCGATGGACCCGCTGACCGGTGACCATTCAGGCAAAGCAGTACGAGCGTATGCGGTGGCAGCATCATAAATTTCTTCTGGCTGCAAATCGTAAACGGTTAAGTCAATGTATTTGCTGATGTCTGGCGATGCCACTTGTTACCCCAGTCCTGCCGTTCTCTCAAACTCAACTTGAATTTGAAGTTTTCCCTCTTCGATACTTTGATAAACCTCAAGAATTTTCACTTCCGGAAAGTATGTTGTATTCGTGTACAACAGTCCAACCCCGTCAAAGTTTTCAAATTCCGGATCGGACGTCCCAAACTGTGGAAGTAATGGGAGTTCACCTAACCTTGTTGACACTGCTGTCAAAATTTTTTGGGCAGCGTAAGCATCGGTTTGGTCGTCAACAGTCACAACCTTGCCTCGGTTAAACCTAAACGGAAAAGAAAAGGCTTGCATCCCACCATTCTTTCACGTTTCCCGTAATCACATCCCTACAACACCTGTTGATTTGCAAATTCCAGTGCCGCAGACCACGCAAGAGCCTCTTGGACAAGATCATCGGGATCAACCCCTACGGCATTCGCTGCGTGCTCCAAAGGAACTACGCCTAAAACTACTTGGAGGGCCGCATACGCCCCTACAGGGGGCAATGGTGGGCCGTAGGCGTGACGGTTGACTGCTCGCCGGTAACGGGCCTGAATCTCATCAATGTCAAGAGTCATAGGTCGTCTGCCAAGTCGCCGGAAAGAAGCCAAACGTCAACAAAAACAGCAAAAACTTCGACATTTTCATAAACCTTTGTAGCCACCACCAGACTTCCGCTGTCTCTGGGTGCGGCCAACTTGCCGGTTGGGGGCAAAAACAGTGCGTCTGCGCTTTCGCTTAACCCAAATGCAAATGATCCCGTTGAAAAAAGGTCGTGAACAAATTCGATCCTGCTTCCCACCGAGCCCACACCTTTCTCAATAGTAATTTCAACAAGCGGACTGCTGGGGGATTCCGACGCATCCGGCACAATGCGAAGCAACGCTCCCAAATCACTTGACGTCACTTCATAAAACTGTGACTCAGGATCCTCCCCATACGTTGCCGTCCGCCCAAAAACATTCAACCCGCCCTCTACGCCACCCCACGAACTGCCATTCCAAACCAAAACATTGAAAGTGTTCGTCTCAAAAATCAAAGTACCCGCAGGAGGATTCTCAGGACGAGAAGAAGAAGTGCACACAACGGGAATCACATAATCCAAACTTGTCGTAGACTTCACCACCCCCAGAACAATCAAATCGTTACTTTTTTCCTCCATGAACTGGCAGGCGACACGATCACCCACAACAGGCAAAGTGGAAGCAATGACAGCCAGCGGCCCAAACTGAAAACCACGAGCCAAACGTGAAATCTCCACCCACACACGATTCAAGTCAGAATCAACACGAGTGACCTTGCCGAAATAAACACCGGTTGGGGACTGACCGGTTTTTGCGGAACGTTGCTGAGCGTAATAATTACTCATCGAGATTGCCGCTTAGGTTCAGGTTTTACCGGGGTTCGAACGGAAACAGAAACAGGGTTCAAAGACCCCCAACTGTACGACACTTCAGAAATCAGGTACGACGCATCAAAATTGTTAATTCCTGAGAAGACAACGGTCATGCCCGGACGCAAATTCACCGCATTAGTGCGATCAACAACAAAACGAATTTCTGCGGCATTCGGGTCATCATCAGATGTTCGGCAGTTAGGAATTTCGTAAAGCGGATAACTGTCCGTCGGATCTAAGGTCGGCCACCTAAAAGGCACATTTGCCCACTTGCCCAAAAGCCAAACCTCGCTAGCAAAATACAATGTGTTGTCAGACTCAAAAACAACAAACTGCGCTTCACTCGCATTACTTTTAAGAACATCCCAAACTGACTGTGGACGCCCCTCATTGGAAGACTGAATTTGCACCGCTTTAGCAGCAGTGGGCTCGCCAACAAAATTTAAACCAAACCGGGAAGCAACGGCACGAGCATAATCGGTTGCGGTGCCGCCACCATACGCCGCAGGATTTTTATCCCTTTTCATTAACTGTGCAGCCTTTTTACGGGCTTGAATTTTAACCAATGGCGACTGTCCGGGTCCTTGCGAAATGTCAATAACAGTAATTTCGAACAGGTTGCCGTCAACAGTAACGTCGCGACGTGGCACAAAATAATTTCTGTTTATGAGTAGAAAGTCGGCGTCCCAAACGTCAAAAGAAACTTCTGACACGGAGTCTAAAGTCCATGAGTAATCGAGGCGCGTGACAGCGTCTCTGATTTGAGACATGTTGAAGGAGCCGATGTCTCCGATGGAAAGATCAAGAAAAGTCATTGTTGGAACAATTCTGAAACTTTGTCTCGCTCGTTCGGGCCAGCATTGTCGTTTGGACTATTGCCAGAAGCAGCACCAGACCTAGCCTGTGGTTGGTCTGAATAGTCGATTTTTGGTAAAACGGAAGCAAACACAAAAGGGTTCCTGTCTTCAACTAAAGTCATTGAAACGTCAGCCTGCGTTGCAGCATTACTAAGATTCCTATAAACAACATCAATAGAAAGATCAGTCATTCGAAAAGCCGCAAACTTGGCGACTCTGCCACCCTGACGAATTTCCCCCGTTGGAGCAATAGGACGAGACAAAAAAGCATCCATCTGCGAAACCAAAATGCGACCCGGAAAAAGAGCCATTTGACGCAGTTTGTCCAACTGCCCCTCAATCGAACTCAAACCGCCACTACCACCCCATTCACCATTCGGTTTAAAGTTCAACGGGTCAGCAACCCGAAACTGCAAAGAAACTTGCATCAACTGATTAGCAGACCTATCCAAAATCGGATACTGTCCCGGACGCTCAATTTCAGCATAAGTTCCAGCAAGACGAGAATACGAAACTTCCCGAGGCGCATACGGAAACGTAAATGTCAAAGTTCCAAACGGACCGGTGTGCAAAATTTGCGGCCTAACCCGAGAACGCGTCTTTTGACTCCAACCATAAAAATAGTCGTTCCATTTGGCGTAAGGAATTTTTGCTACCGGCATTATGCCCGTTCCTTCATGTTGCGATCACGGTCATCAATTTTTGCCATAACAGCAGCAGCAATAGCGTTCGGGTCCTGTCCTTGCGCTGCGTTAATCGTAATGTTGTAAGCGGTAGAAGAACCGCCTCCACCGCCTGAAACCATAACTGCGGCAGGTGTCATTGTGTCACCCATCGGTGTTGCTCCCGGAACAACATGAAGGTGCCGGTCAAAACCTGAACCGTGGAACTCTGCGAATCCACCGGACTGGTTCACAAGGTTTGAGTATCCGACAAGGTTTTGACCTGTTAGGTCGTATGCGTTGCCTGTCAGGTGATCCGAGTTTAGGGACCCAAGATTCGTGTTCCGTAGGGACGATGTGACCATTCGTTTGCCGGGGAGCATTGAGTTGTAAAAATTGTGACGTCCCATTGTGCGGGCAAGGCGACTCGTTGGGGTGTCTTGGGGCGTACTTGGATCGTCATCGTTATCAATCGAGCCGTCATCATTAAGTTTGACACCGTATACTGCCGGTTTTTCATTCCACCAACTAGGCTTCCCGCTCCACCACTCCGGAGGATCTTCCATGACCGAGTTGAACCCCTGCCTAAGCGCTTCGGCAATTCTTTTCTGCTCATCGGAAAACTCGGCTTCCCTGTCTGTGGTAACCTCATCAAATCCTGGTGTAACGCCCATCAGTCCTAAGTCTTCAAGAAAAGTGCTTAGTGCTCTTTTCGCTGCCCAAGGTTCATCGTCAATTCCTAATGCCCCCAGACTTCTGCGCTCATTTGCAAGGGTCTCTTCAAAAGAAGTTTTTTCTGTATCTGAAAGGGAATTTAACCTTTGGACTATTTGGGCTTGCTGCTCTAACGGCAAAGACGAAATGGCAGCCTTGGCGCCTTCCGCATCAAATTGCAGACCAGATTTCCCTGCTTCGGTACCACCAACAAAAGCCGTCAAGTTTTCAACAGCCTTTAAGATGCCACCTTCCCGCATTCCTTGAATAAGTAGTCCAACGTTGGCAAAAAAGTCTGGACTCATTTCCGAGCCCCGACCCTCAAGTTGTTGACCCGGTTGAAAAGCAAGGCCCTCTGGACTTCCATAAACTTTTTCAACTTTTAATGCCTGTCCAAAAGGATCATCAGGATTTATAGATAGCGCCTGCTGGCCAATTAAAGAAACGTAATTTAACATATCCTTTTCGCTTGAAAACTTTCCATTGTTTTGATAAACCTCTTCAGTCGCCTGATCTAAAGCCTCCTGTGCCTCCAACACTTTGATTCTTTCACCAAAAAGGCTTTCAATATTCTCAAGCATTTGCCCTCGCATGCGCGAATTTGCTTCGTCAACCGTTTCCGCCAACGTAATTCCAAAATCTTTAAGCAACACAGAGGCATCCTGAGTTGATTTTGTTAAATCAACCCCCAAAGTTGCAGCCAAAGATTTAATTTCAGGTTCTGTTTTCCCCGTAGCCTTTTTAAGAAAATTCACATTAGTTTGATAATTTTCACCAAGAGCACGTGCAACAATTTCGTTTTGTTCAACCGTTTCTTCAAGACCGTCTAAATAGTTTCTTATTGCATCCTCTGCCGCAACATTATTTGCCGCAATCGAATCAAGAACCTCAATTTCTGCTCCAGTCAATAGGCCCGATTCTTTTGCCGCAGCAATGCGATCTTGAATAATTAACTCCCTACCGGCATCTTTCACGCGCTGCGAGGCGCTTTCTCCGGCCCCATCGCCTAACCCATAATGCTCATAGTAACGGTCTCGCTCCTCCTCCATTGTTGTTGAAGCATAAATTGATCGCATTGCATCTTCGGCTCGCCTAAGGTTATTTCTTTCTTGCTTCAATTGGTTTTCAAGGCCGGTCAAACCTGATAAACCCAGTCGACGGCCAGTTCTCTCCGCCCCGTAGATACCGCTCGATACGCCACGTTCACGATTTTCTCTCTCTACAAGATTCCCCTTGTTGATGCTGCCAGCAATGGCTCCACTGATTGTTCCGACGGCAGCACCAATAGCGGTACCGACACCGGGAGCGATCATTGTTCCAATCGCTGCACCCGCAGCAGCGCCAGAAATCGCACCACCGGCAGCGGTTTCAGCAGTCAAAGCAGTACCAGCCGCAGAAATACCCAAACCCAGCAGCGGGTTATACATTGAAACCATGCCGCCAGCCATCTGGAACGGTGCAGCCGCCTCATTGCCGCTGGTTAGCATCATCGCTTGCGCCCCAAGGGCACCAATGCCCGGACCGTAACGGCCAGCCATCGGTTTAATTCGACCCATCATCCCACCTAAACCTTTTCGACCAACATTGCCGGTCATCAAAAGTTCATCTTGGAAAGGGCCTTTCACTGGCGAATCGGGACCATAAGTTTGTGAAATGGCATACGCAGGCATTTGGGTTGCGCTAGAAAAAAGCGAAGGTTGGTTTGGATTGCCTTTTCCGCCTCTGCCCCTACCGCCACCACCAGAAATAGGTCCGTTCACATAAACGGTGGTTGCGCGAACCGTCATGTTTTGCATGGTTTGACCAGCGTCTGTTCCCGGAGCGCCGGGAGTGGGTCCTCCAAACACATTATTGCCAAAGCGGCGGTAGGGTTTGTTTCCAGTTTCGTCAAATTTGGTTTCAGTTCCGTTCAAAACGGTTGCCGCTTTACTTTTCAACCCGTCAGCAAGATCCTTTCCGGCTTTAGTTGTGTCAAAAAGGGTTGCCGCCCCACGCCCCAACCTGCCACCGACACGATCTTTACCCGTACGACCCATCCTCGCATTTAAAGCACTAAGACCACCCCCCACACCTAAAACGGCACCCAAACCAAGAAGTCCACCTAATGCCGAGTTGCCGCGCGAAATAGCGGCCAAGCCCTCCAAACCTTTAGCGATCACGTCAATAATGGAGGCAAAAGCATTGAACAATCCGTTAATGATCGGCAAGTTGGCACTAATAAAGTTTTTAAATTGACCGAACAAGTTCAGAATGGAGTCAACAACATTTGTTAACGTCTCACCCCATTCACGCCACTGATCTTGATCTTCAAGGGCTAAGTTCGCTGTGTAGTTCAGTCCGTCACCCAAACCTTTAAACAACGCAATGATTGGCGGACCGAAAGTGTCCGTAACAACACGAGCCGCATCACTTAAACCTAAAAGTGATTTTTTGAAATCGTCAAAAAAGTTTTTGACTTCCCTAAACGCTGTTTTGATCCCACCCATCATCCCTTCGGACTGAGGCAAATATTTTCCGAAAAGGTCAGCGAAAAGATCTGCAGCCTTACCAATAACATCAACAATGTCCTGAATCATGTTGCCCATATCGAAAGCAAGCATGTCGCCAGAAATGCGGGCAAAAGTTACACGAAAAATTCTGGTTAGTTTGTCAAACGCCACTTTCACATCAGGTAAAAACGCCTGACCCAAATCAGCAAACATGCTGACCACAGAAGTAAAAAACGCTTTAGCCCGACCAATCAACGTGTCGTTAACCGCATCCAAAGAACCTGCGATCCCGGCAGTTTCGGCAAAAGTTCCAGAGGAAAACGCTTTCATCAACTCGGAAGCACCAGTCAAACCCATTTTCTGGGCATTCTCAATTGCTTTCTGAAATTGCGGGCCAACAGCCCCAGCAGCCTGAGCAACCTCAGCAGTAAGTTTCCCTTCCTTCTGCAACAAACCTAAAAATTCGCCAGCCGCAGCCAAATTCTTCCCAATGTCCCCACCCGCAGCAACAGCAAAATCGCCAAGCCCTTTCAGAGCCCCTTTCAAAGGTGCCGTAACCTCAGTGTTTTTAGAAATCGACGCAAAAGTTTGATTAAGTGCTTCCATCCCAAAAGAAGCCAACTTCGTATCAGACGTCAACATCCGCATAGCGGACATCGCCTGAGCAGTACCATTACCCAAACCCGGAGCACTTTTATACTGAAACTGAACCATCGCAGCGTTGTACTCACGTTGAGCAGCAGCAACAGTAGCAAGCGCAGCCGTCGCCGCTGCAGCCAACGCCGCCGTACCGGACATCATCCAGTTAAAAGCCTTCATGGTTGCTCTTCCAACAGCCAAAAGGCCGTTAACTGAAGAAAGGGCAGCCGCCATCAAACCAAACTCAAGTACCGTGCCCAAAAGAGCAAACTTCAAACCCTTTGAAAGCATCGAAGTGACACCGCCCACAACTTTGCGATGCATCTCAAACATTCGGCTTGTCTGATTCACTTTTTTGGACAGGCGGTCAGAATCCCGATTCGCCCCCCTCATCGACTTACTTAACTTATCAGTCGACCGAGAAGCGTCAGTGCTGGCGCCAGAAAGATCAGTTAACTTGTCGGACGCCCCACCCAAATTGCCGTCAGCAAGTTTTGCCTGAGACGACAAAGCAGCCAACTTTGCCTGAACACGATCAATGGCACTCGTGTCAGCATTTACCTCAATACGTATGACAACGCGCTCATCCATGATGATCCTATGTTGCCACTTATTTCGCCGTCAGCAGGGAAGAATCAGCCCCTGCGACGCTCCATCTCTTCCTGCTGGGCTTTACGGTCCCGATTAATCACCTGAGCGCAGGCCAAACGAATCAGCCAGTCATCATCAGAACAATCCAAAATGACCAAAGGGTCAGTGCCAAACAACTCGCCAAGGCGAGCAGCGGTCTTAATGCGAGCGTCGTCGACTAATTCGTCTACGACTCCGTCGTAGGGTCCACCGTCTCAACATCATCACCGTAACCGGCAGCCTCCATAATCGTAAGGGCTGCCGCTTCGACGTGCGGATCAAGTCCAAAAAACGCCTGAATGCAATCAGGGATAGGACGAGTCGTTCCAGTCATGTCAAGAATGTCCTGCGAAGCAAAAGAAAGAGAATGGCCAGCCTCAGCCAAAACCTCTTCAGTGCCCATGTAAATACCAGTCGTGGTATGACCAATGACATAACAAGCAAACTTCGTCGGATCAAAACCGGGCTTTGTGCCTTCACCGGCATTCTTGCGCCACGCCCGCATCTGATGCTGCGTGATGTTGGGGCTCACCTCAATAGCAAGACCCGGACGCTCAGGAACTTCAATAAGGATGCGTGGCCGCTCCACCTTCTTCGCAAGTTGCTCACGAAGACGGTCAAGGACACTAACCTCAGTTTCGTCCTTCTTTGCCTTCCCGCCTGAAGCGTCCTTGGACGTCTCAGTGTTCAATTCTGAAGTTGTGCTGAAATCGTAAGTGTCGCTCATGCCCGCCAACTTAGCACCAACGAGTGCCCAAACGCGACAAAAGGACGTTAAAAAAACGCCCTTTTGTCAAATGTTTGTAAATTAGGCTTGGGTCTGGCCCGAAACCTGAGAAATTGAGAACGTCAGCGAAAAAGTTGCTGGCGCCCCAGACGACGAATCGCCCTCAGGCTCGGACACGCCCACCAGAAGGGCTTGGGCGTAGGAACGCTCAGTCCCAAACTCAACCAAATCGCAGTTAAGTGAAAAGACCGTAACGTCGTAGCGGAGACGCCCAACACCCTGACGCACCAACTTCAGAGACTCGTGGTCACGGCGAGCATCACCACGGTCGAAATGGCGGGTAAGCGTGATGTCCCCAATCTCGGGCGGTGCACACAGAACCTCAGGGAAAGTGGAACCCCCGTCGTACACCTTCTCAACACTCGCGGTGATCTCTCCACCCGAAACCTGAGCAAAATACCCGGGAAACTCGGGGCCAGAAGTGCCACCAGCAACAAGAGGCTTGATGCTGGCGACAATCTGCCGCTGTGCAAGTTTATTGCTTGACATTATTCCTCCGCTCAGACAACTGAACTCGTGAGATTGGACTTGACAATTTCGATCTCAATGCGATCGGAAACACTCGATACCCTTACGCCGACCTTGGCCCGAATCACACCGTTGGCCAACTGGCTCAGCGGGTTCAGAGCGTCAGAAACCTCAACTGAGTACCCGGCGTCAAGACGGTTGCCCTCAGTGTCGAAAGCCTCAAACAGGCCGCCGGAGGTGCGAAGCGGATCAAGCAGAGCAATAAGCCGTGCTTCCACCTGCCCGAAAACGCTGCGACGCCCATCAATCGGAGAGAACACAAGGTCCTCAAGACGCTGCTCAGCCTGCGACACGATGTAGTTCAGCGTGTCACGAGTCGTAATGTACCGGAAGTTGGTTTCGTCATCAGACCCGGAACGGGCACCGTAGATGCGGACAGAACCCTGAATGATCCGAATCGCATTGATTCGTGCATCGTCAAGTTCTTCACCGGTCGTCTTGGGAACCGAAGTTGCAAGACCAGTGACGAAACGTGCCCGGGAGGGAAGCCCTGCACCCGGCTGCCACGGCCCAACAGTGTTATGGGCAATGGAGCGCTTAGCGGCAGCGTAAGCCTCGGGGGAAACCGTCAATGAAGTTCCGCCCGGACCCGGAATCGTGACATGCGGGAAGTAGTACGCAGCGTACTCACCGTTCTCGGTCACGTAACCCTCAACAGTGTCGATGGCATCGCTTGCCGTATCACCTGAAGCGAAACCAAGAACCGCAATCCGGTTGTTCGCCTGAGCGTGATCGATAAGGCCATCCCAGATCGTTGAAGACGAATAGCCGGGAATGGCGACAGCGCCAGCACCCAAAGCATTGTCAAACAACTCAAGGGCATCGACAAGTTCGGCTTCTGTTGGAACTGACGTTGAACCAGCCGAGAGGGCAGTTGGGCCACTGTCAGTGAGAACCGTTTCGCCTTCACCAGTCTCCGTGGATGCCGTTACAAAGAAAGCCGCCACGCTGGAGCCGTTAATTGCAGCAACAGCGTCGTCCACGGTTGCCACGAAACCGCTCGTGTAGACCAATTCGTCTTTCAGGATCAGTCGAACTGCAAACTTCAACGCAGCATTTGCCACAATCTCAACTTCAAGTTCTGTCGACCATGAGCCGGGTGTTGCGGCGTCGATCCGAAGAGCGCTCTCCACAACAAGGAAGCCTGAAGTGGGAGCAACGCTTGCACCAACCGCACGGCTCACGTAGGCGCGAGCGCCACCCTCTTCAAAATAGGTTTGAACCTGCTGATAAAGAGTTTTGGATGCTTCGTAGTCACCGTAAATTGCCTCAAAGTCAAGGAGACTGGTAACAAGGCGAGCCTCGTCAATCGGCCCACGCTCGGCGGTGCCTGCTACAAAAAAAGTAGACGCTGGTGCAGTGTTCGCCGTTGATGGTCCGGTTCGAACTGCGGTTGTTACAACTACGCCGGGCATGGGCGCTCCTCCATTTGTGGATCTATGCCAAGATTACTACATCCGAATTGCTGTTCGGTGTAATGAATTGCTGGTTTAAAACTAATTGGATAGTACAGGGCCAAATGAGGGTTTTTCTGCAACGGCTACCAAGAAAGTGGATCTTCTAAAATTTCCGTTTCGATTTCAACGGATCCCAATTCTCCAACATTGCGCCTAGTGATGTGTTCTGTCAAAGTTAAGTCGTAACCGATATAGGCGCCAGCCATAACTCGATCACCTTTGATTAAGGTCAGATCAGAGAATTCTTCCCGCAAATTGCTTTCCTCAACCCTTGCCCCACAGTCGGTGTAATCAGCGGTGCGCAAACTGGCATGATCCAAAAGTGCCGAACGTAAAACCGTTGTAATATTGTCACGAATTTCGGTGCAGTATTCGGAACCGTCCGCCTTCACCCAAACGTATGTTCTCATTGTGTAGCGAACGTGATATTCGGGATTTAAAGAACTGTCGTAATCCACGCGACCGATTTGTGGCGTGGAAATAGCCACCGTAATAATCGTCGGCCAAGTATCAAGAGCCACCGGCTCGTACGTCAAGTACAAAAGCGGATCAGGGAGAGAATCTTCGTCAAGGTGCCAGTGATTCCGGTAAGTTGTAAGCCTTTCCGGGAGGTCATGGGCAAGATAATTATTTACAAGCCGTTTCGCTGCTGCGGATCCCTGCATCATGTCGGTGAGATCCCGTTAGCGACCCAAGCGGCAGCCTTTTTCCCTAAGTCGCTTGCAAACCCGCGTGGCTCAAAGACGATTTTTCGGGGTTCCATTTCACTTGTTCCATACTGATGGAACTTTGCGTAGTCTAGTTTTGTGCCAAAAGTTGCATTTGTGGCATTAATTTCATTTGGGTTGCCGCGCAAGGTCGTAAGAGAGCGAAAAAGCCGTCCACTTGAACGCATAATTGGCCAGCGCTCAGCCTCGTCGCGAGGGTTCCACCCACCAACCGGCAAGCCGCCAGTCGTGAAGTTTTCCGCATTAGCAAGAGCCAATCTTTGCCGAGCGTATTCGAAAAGCGGCTGAAAAGCCTTTGAGCGCAACTCCATTTTGCGCAGTTCTTGACGAACTCTAGCCGAGTCGACATCAATCTTAATTCTGGCCATGTCAGATCCTGATTCGTCGCCAGCGTCGAACCGAACGCACCTCTTCCTCGGTGAATCCCGTAGTCAACGGAGCCACGTTCCGTGTTTCTAAATCCTTGAGGCCGACTACATCGTCATGCATGTTTTGCGCTTCTCGGGTGGCGGCCCTCAAAATCAACAACTTCAAATGGGGAATCGCTTCGCCATCCAGTCCAGCAGTATAGGTGACTTCCACCCTGTCGTTTGAAAGCGCTCGATATAGATCAATTCCATATCGCTGAACAATGTAATCGGTTCCATTGACCAAACCCGCTGAAGCGCCACCGGTGGGCGGATAAACCGCAACTGAGTCAACGTTAATAACCGGAGAGTTTCTCATGTAGATGGTCACTGCAGGCCGAACGTAATTCGGAGGATTGCCCGTTGTGTCCATTGTGAAGTCGTACAGATGCGCCGAAACTGGGAATGATCCGAAGTCGGAAGGGATCATGTGGCTTTCCGTGTACGCATTGACCTCAATGGGACGGCGAAGATTGGACTCCAACTCAGAGTGAAGTCCTTGCAGAATCATTTCAACCGCACGAATCTGACGATTGGTGAACTTGACGTCCATGTAGGTCGCCAAATCTTCTACCGAAACCAACATTATTTACAGTCCGATCAATCGATTACGAACTGCGCCTAGCGCGTCGCCGCCGAGCAGCCCGAGTGCCTGCACGAATTCCGCGTGCGGCTAAACGGCGAAGCCAATTCGCTCGCCTACGCCCGCCCTCTTCGGGCTCAACCTCTTCCTCGCGCTCCTCCTCCTCAAGTTCTTCATCGGGAAGCACTGTAGGGACGACCATCGAAAACCTCCAAAAAAACAAACGTTCTATTCAGAAGTTACCATAGGCCTAGAAGAATTAGCCCAACATTCAACGATCGGCGTTAGGTGGCCGCTCGATGTTAATCGTTGCAGAAGTCGTACCGGCTGGAGCCTCAATTGGGATCCAAGCCTTGGAGTACACATGATCTTTGACTTTTCGGCTTTTCAAAAGACCGCCATCAAAAAGAAGGTCAACTTCATCATTGCTCATGCCCAGCATGCGACCCAAAGTTCGCTGATCGTAAGCACGCGATCGAACAATCTTCTTCAACAAAGAACTGAGACTCTTGGCATAAAGTTGTCCACGCCCACGATTTAAGCGCACATGCATAATCATTGCTTCAATGTCATCGCAATCAACCCACGTCACGGGCACTAAACCTTTGTCCCTTTTAACAATTTCCGGATCGTCGGCAGCGATGAGCCAACGCTCATGTCCATCAATGATGACATTGCCATTGACAGAAGCAATAATTGGGGAAACCCAACCGTACTTTCGTAATGACTCACTCAAAACCTTTTGATCGGTTTTCAAAATGTAAGTGGAGCGCCAAGTGGCTGGTCGCAAAATTCCACCGGAAACAGTTTCAAAGTTAAACATTTTTGTCCTTATCGGTAATCATCGAGTGCGTCTAGTGAGTTTGCATCTGCTTCAGCCTGAGCAGCAGCCATGCGCATGGCATGCGCTCTAGTTTTCGGACCAACAGGGGTCACGGAAGACAAATTGAATTCGTTGAGCAAAAGATTCCTAATCAGCCATTCAATGGGATAAGAGAAAGGATCTTTTTTGTGCTTGGTTCTAAACTCTGCCGAAAATGACATAGCCCTTCTCTTAATTCCGGGAGTGAGCATGTTGTCATCAATACAGTTTTGAACACCTTGCCAGCCCTCATCAGCATAAGAAGCAATCAAAGTCTCAATATCGAATTCCGGCCACCAGCGCCGTTGGGCATCAATCTGAGGAAAGCACTCAACAAGCCGATCGTAAAATTCTGGCTCAGTCGCAACGACATCACCAATTCTACGAATCGCCACGGAATGCAAAGGAATTCCAACACGAGTATTAGAACCTGTCATTGCAGCCAAATCGTAGTATTCGCAAAATTTTCCGCCATGCTCTTCAATGACGAATTTGAAGACGTCGTCCGTGGTCCAGTCGTAAATCACTTTTGCGAAACGGAGGGGAATTGATTTTTTCATTCGGTAGGGAACCACAATGTAATTTTCGTGAAGTTTTTGCACACACGAGCGGTAACGAATCATTGACTCATTCGCTCGCACACCCGTAATGAAAGCAGTTCTCCCCTTTTTACCTTGCATCGTGTAATAGTCAACAGACTGGGGAATCGTTTGATTGGACGGGAGCCCAAAATGTTCTGCGCGAATTGCCCAAGGGGGAATGTCTCGAACAAGGCGCCCCTTTTTTGCTCTTTTTTCCGACCAAAGCAAAACGTATTCTCGCCTGCCCAAAACCCAAATTTCGCCACCGGAAGGCAAGCAGTACCATTCCATGTCCACCCAGTCGTAATTTCTGACCTCTTCCATGAAGCGAACGACAGCAGGGGAAACCATTTCCTCGTCTCGGAAAATGACTTTTACGGGTCCGAGTCCTCGTTCTTCGTGAATTTCTTTTGCTAGGTAAAGAACGGCAGTGGAGTCTTTCCCGCCAGAGAATTGAACACAAACGGTGTCGAAAGTGTCATAGACGTGACGCATTCTTTCGCGAGCCGCATCCACACACGAAATATCTAGGAACATTCTTTGGCGGGTCATTATTTCCCTTTCTAGAAAGGAGAGTCAGTTGAGTCAAGTTGGATTGCAGCAATTTCCTTCAAAAGGCCGTGAAGGGTTTCATTCTGAACCTTTGCGGAAATCCGAATAGCCGATAAGGGCTGACCCATTTCTGAGGTTTCCAGATCATCCAAACTTCTTAAAAGAGAAGCAAGTAAATCTGCTTTATATAGAAG